CCTCCAAAAGGCTGAAGATCAGTCTGGAATCCTACCTCGGAGTTGATGGCAACAGAAATGTGAAAGCGCGCTGAGATGGAGGCTAAATTTATCTAGTGGAAGTCCAATGACCTAACCCAAAACAACATGGAAAATTTTAAACAAAAACAAAATAATCTAAGAGTGCTTAACTTGTCCAAAGACTTGTTAAAACCTTTAATTAAGTTTGAATTTGATCAATTAACCTATAAAGATAGACTTGAGGTAGAGAAATCTGTCCTTGATTCTATTGATTATATGGTAAATATTTATAATAACAACGGACCAACGACTTTCCTTCATATAATGAAGACATCTCGTCTAATGGTCCTAAGATCATTAGCTGGATGCCCGTTTAAGCAAACGGGGAAGTTAACGTGAATTAAAACAGATAAAAACGGTTTCCCTTGTTGACTAAAGGAAATGAAGTCAAAAATTTGACTTGATGACCCTAAGAAAATGAGGTTAACATTAACAATACTTTTCATAAGCCGCTCCATGAAATTTTACGGAGAGGCCGATTACTCTGTAATCGATAAGTCTGAGACAGTTCCTATCAATGATGATTTCGTTAGATTTCTATATTCTGAGTCCAACCCTTATGGGCATTTGCCAAAGAGTTTTCGTACAGATAGAGTGAATCCTTATGTTTCTACCAAGGCTGGTCCAAATGGACCGGCTCTGATGTCAGCATTAAAAGATCTACCCGCATTGGAACCTAGCTATCGTGAAAAACTATTCAATTTTGTCAAACAAGTGGATAGGATGTCATTTTTAAGTGATATACTACACCCAAGTCGACAATATGATAATATTTATAACGAGAAATTAAGCCCAAGACGTTTAAGATCTTTGGACGATAAAGAAGGAAAAGTGCGTATTATTGCGATTCCTGATTATTGGACACAAGCCACAATGAAAGGTCTCCATGCAGGACTTAATAAAAGCCTGAAGGAGCTTTATTGTGATTGTACCTTTAACCAAGATCACTTTAAGGATGCACTTGATCCCTACTTTAGCGGCCAGACTTTCTATTCTATAGATCTAAAGTTAGCAACAGAACTCATGCCTTCTAATTGACAGGCAGAGGTTCTTACTTGGATAACTTCGAGTAAGGAAATTGGTTCAACATGGTTAGAGTTGATGACAGGATATGATTGGGAAACAGACCATCATGGAAACCTACGCTTTAAGCGAGGTCAACCAATGGGTGTTTACTCGTCATGGCCTATTATGGCTTTAACACATCACCTTATATATAGATGAGCTCTTATTAGAAACGGTATAACCGAACTAACTGAGCCATACTTTTTACTTGGTGATGATATGTTGATAATTGGTGAGAGGAACTTCGAAGCATATCAGTGAGGTATAAAAAATGCCCACATGATATTAAACGAGGATAAGACCTTTGCAAGCAAAGATCTATTCGAGTTTGCCAAGAGGTTCTTCTATAAGGGCCAAGAGATAAGCCCATTTCCACTTGGAGCTTTATTAGCATCCGAGTCAGACGCTTCCGTTATGACTGTAGCAATCGACAATGCAATAGCAAAGTCTTGACTCTGTAGTCTGGGTAGGAAGTCATTCGAACGGAAATCGTTGTTTGAGGAATGAGTTAAAGTTTTACAACCTTCCAATAAAGACCCCCATGGGGTCGGGAAGAAAGTAGAATTTCAACTACACTTAACAGCTATCAATAGATGATTGCAAAATCCAATCGATCACGCTCCATTACTGGATGACGTTTTCCTTAAAGTTTCTTGCAATTGAAAGAAAGAGACTATTTTCCATTACTGGAGTAGTATCTTCACCTTTCTTCTATTCGATGCTGCCAACAAACATTCCCAAGACACCATTCAGTCATGTAATGACATTATGGGTTCTATGGCTGCTTGCGATTTTTCAAGGCATCCCCAAATCAGAGGTGCTCATCCAATATTCCACTTGATGATCGAAACCCAAAAGAGGGTTTCTGAATTTCAAGAGTATAGAGGAATGATCTTAGAGAATGGTGACGTAGGTCAGGTCAGTAGAGATAAGCTAATGCAAATCTGTATTGCGCCGATCCCCACAGAATCCGTTCTCTATCGGGCTAATGATAAAGGGTCTTTTCGAAAACAAAAGTTATTAGGAGGTATGGCAAAAGACATTATTAGTATCTGTCGCAATAAGGTTCCCCCTGTTATTGAATATTGATTAGATCTCCAACTAGTTAGGTTTTCTGGGTCAAGGTCCGGTTAAGCAGACTGCTTAGGGGTAATCATTCCCCCGG